ATCAAACATCAAGATTCCTATACAATAGACGATATAGAGGATAAAATAAGACATGGAATATTCCATTTATGGCCAGCTAAGAAGTCGGCTATGATAACTGAATTTGTAGTATTCCCCCAAAATACAGCAATGAACTTGTTATTTTGTGGTGGTGATTACAAGGAGTTAGAGGATATGTTGCCATCCTTAGAGGCATTTGCAAAAGCCGCTGGTTGTAAAAGATTATATGGCGGTGGCAGGAAAGGATGGTTAAGAAAACTAAAACATTTAGGTTTTAAATCAGAACATTTAATTAGAAAAGAACTATGAGCAAAGGATCAACTACATCAAAACAAGAATTGCCAGCATGGCAAAAGCAAATGTACGAAGAGGCTTACAACCTTGGTAAAGGTGTCTCACAGCAACCATTTATTCCATATACAGGCGCACAAGTTGCAGGATTTAATCCAGATCAATTAAGACAATTTGAAGCAACCCGGGGTATGGTTGGTGCTTCTCAACAGTATGATCCACGCGCTGGTTTACAAGCATTGGCAACCGCGCCCACGCCAACTATTAGCCCGGTAACAGGAAGAACTGCACAGATTGGTCAAGTAGCTGCACCACAGGCAGCAACCATACAACAATTTCAAGGGCCAACTGCTGCACAAATAGGTTCAGTACAAGCACCACAATTTAGAGGTTTACTGGATGCTGATATTAGTGCTTACCAATCACCATACCAACAACAAGTTATAGACTTTGCTTTACAAGATATTCAGAGACAATCTGATTTAGCTAGAGGTCAAGCACAATCTAGGGCAATTGGTGCGGGTGCATTTGGTGGATCTCGTTCTGCATTAATTGAATCAGAAGCAACTAGACCTTTTGCCGAACAAGCAGCAAGAACAGCAGCAAGTTTAAGACAGTCTGGTTTCCAACAAGCACAACAAGCAGCTCAAGCTGATTTAGCTAGACAACAACAATTAGGTGTCTTTGGAGCTGAACAAGCACAACAAAGAGCCTTGCAACAAGCACAATTAGAACAACAAGCAGGATTAACTGGTTTTGAAGCACAAAAACAAAGAGCTTTAGAACAAGCAAGACTGCAACAAGAAGCAGGTTTGTTAGGATCACAACAAGCACAAGCTCGTGCATTAGAACAGGCGCGTTTAGCACAACAAACTGGTATGGCAGAATTAGACATAGCAGGTCGTGCAGCTATGATGCAACCAGAATTAGAACTCCGGGCAAGACAACAACAAGCTGGATTGCTTGGTGGTCAGTTAGAAGATCAATACCGATCTTTAGGTTTATTAGGTGGTGTTGGACAACAACAACAGCAACTACAACAAAGAGCCATAGATCAAGCCTACAACGAGTTCTTAAGAGCTTCTGGTTATGGTCAACAACAGCTTAGTACTTTACTTTCTGGCTTGTCTGGTATGCCTTCTTTGATAAGTCAAAGAGATAAAAAGAAAACTGGTACTGGTGATATATTATCTTCAGTTCTTGGATTATTTGGTTAGGAGTTAATATGAGTTTTGGAAAATTACAATCAATGGGTGGAAACTATGTTTCTCGACTTGGTGGTGCAGATATTCTAAGCCAAGATCAATTACAATCATTGTCCCCACAAGAACTGCAAATATATAACCAACAAAAAGAAATGTCTAAAACTGCTGGTATGCGTGAGTTAGCTTCAAGACTATCTGATGCTTTTGCAGGTCGTGACATTGTTGGTCGTGCTGCAATAAGAAGAGAAGATATTGAAAAAAAATCTGAGCGCGATAGAAAATTAAAATTACAACAAGACTTACAACAAGCTATAGCAGATGGTGATATGGATAAAGCCTATGCAATTTCAGCAATTTTACAACCCGGATCAGTTGCACAAAACATTATTCAATCACAAGCAGGGCCTAGCAAAAAAGACTTACAACCACAAGTTTCATCAGATGGCACATACACTATTTTCCAAGATTATGATGAAGCTACCGGGCAAATTACTCCAAGGGTTGAGGTGAATCAAAGCGTGATTGATGCTCAAGAAGAAATAAGACAAGAAGAACAAAAATTAAAACCTATCCCATCTTCAGCTTTAGAAAAAGAAGTAGAAAACAAATCTGTTATAAATTCTTTCCAATATCAAAATGAATTAATTGATAGTTTTATTGAAGAGGCAAAAAATGACAACTTACAATTTGGTATAGGTGAAGACATACAAGATTTCTTTGGAAATATGGGAATTGGTGTGTCTGGAGAAACTAGCCAAAAAAGATTAGCAAACAAAAACGCTTTTGAAAGATGGAAACAAGGCTATGTAAATACAGTTTTACAAGCAGCTAAAGGCCCACAAACAGATGGTGATGCAAGAAGAGCATTAGAACAATTAAAATCTGCTAAGACCCCAGAGGCTGTAGTGTCTTTATTACAAGATATAAAACGAGCCAATGAAAATGAAATTAAATTTAACAAATCATCTATAGACACAAGAAGAACAAATTTTGGAAAAGATCCAGTTTATGGTGGTGCTACATTTAAAATCGTAGAAGAATAATGAAAATTGAAATTGAAGGCATTGGAATAGTAGAAGTTCCTGATGAGTTCGGTGATCTTGATTATAGCGCACAAGAAAATTATGTTGCTCAAATTAAAGAACAAATAAACGCAGAAAAATCCTCTGAAGAAGATGTAGCAATAGAATCTGATGCAGAAGAATTATCACTTTTAGAAAAATTACAAGGCGGAGCTAGAGGATTTGCTCAAGGTTTAACTTTCGGTTTTGCTGATGAAATTGAAGCTGGTTTAAAAACAGGTGGTGGTTTTTTAGGTGATTACAGCAAATCTGTTAAACAAATCAGAGATGATATTGATGAGGTTAGAAGAAAAGCACCAGGTCTTGCACTAGGATCTGAATTAACGGGTGCAGTTTTACCATCATTAGCGGCAGGTTTATTTAGTGGTGGCACAGGAACAGTAGCAGGTTTAGGGGCTACAGGCGCAAGAGTTGCATCAGGTGCTGCTAAAGCACAACAAGCTGCTAAAGCAGCTGTTGGTTTAGATAAAGCAAAAAAAGCAGAAGCTGTTACAAAAGCTGTCTCAGACCCAAGTTTATTAAAAAGCATTGGCAAGGGTGCAGGTATTGGCGCAGGATATGGTGGCTTATATGGTGTGGGTACTGCCGAAGGTGGTTTAGGCGAAAGAGCTATTGGTGGTGCAACAGGTGCAGCATTAGGTGGTGTAACTGGTGGAGCTGTTCCTTTGGTTGCACAAGGTGGATTAAAAACCTTACAAAATATTGGTAAATCTTTTGGCGTGGGTGGGCAAAAAGCAGCCGAACAGTTTAGTGATGTAAAAATATTACAAGCCTTAGAAAGAGATGGTTTGTCTCGACAGGGAGCAATTGAAAAATTACAGTTAGCAGAAAAGCTAGGTCAAAAAGATTTACTTATTGCTGATCTTGGAGAAGATCTTGCACAGCTTGGCTTTGCATCACAAGCAATTGCAGGCGGGGCAAGAAAAGAAGTTTCAGAATTATTAGAGGGCAGGGCTATGAGCCAAGCAGAAAGAATATCTGATGATTTAATAGACCAATCAAAACTTAAAGGGCCATTCTCAACAGAATATGTTGATGAGTTGGCAAGGATACAAGAAGCAGCGGCAGGGCCAGCATACAGACAAGCTTACAAAGTTAATATCCCAGCTAATACAAAAATTACTCGTAAAAATTTAAAAGGTCAAACTGAAAGTGTTGCACTAAGCGATTTATTTACTGGCCCAAGAAAAGATGTGATTATCATGGCTTCCAAACAAGGTAAAAAAATATTAGGTGCTAGGGGCGAGACTGTACCAGATTTAAGCAAAGTATTAAAAGACGATAAACTTTTAGAAGAATTTTTAAGCAAACCTATACCAACACAATATCTTCATGCTATTAAAAAAGGTTTAGACGATATTATAGAAAAAGGCACAGATTCTTTTGGTAAAGTAAATTCTTATGGTGCGGCTGTAACTGATGCAAAAGTTATACTTAATAAATTAATAGAAAAGAAAAATCCAGCTTATGCTAAAGCAAATAAAGATTTTTCCGACATAGCAAGACTGAAAGATTCTTTCAATTTAGGTTTAGGTAATAAAAAAATGTCTACTAGCCAAATGGCAAAAATTTTAAAATCATTAAACGAATCAGAAAAAGAAGCATTTAGAGTTGGGTTGGTTGCAAGAATGAAAGATCAATCTCTCAAAGCTGTTGATAATGTAGATTTTACAAAAAGAATATTTGGTAGCCCAGAAAAAAGAAGTTTAATACGCATGGTTTTTCCCAAAACAAAAGAGGGAAAAGAGGCTTATCAAAACTTTGAAAAAATTATAGATTTTGAAAAATCTAAAGTTCAAACAAGAACCAAGGTAACAGGTGGCTCTCCAACCGCAGCAAGACAAGAAGCTATCAAAGAGGCAGCAATAGATCCAACGCTAGGCGTTATTGGTAGAGCAATAGCTGGTGATGTTCCAGGCGCAGCTAGACAATCATTAGCTGCAATTGGCGCGAGAGCTGGTGGATTAAGTCCTGAAGGCGCAAACCAAATAGCTAGAAAATTATTTTTAATGAAACCAGCAGATCAAATTAAGTATTTACAACAACTTGGTCAAACAGAAAGAAAACTAATAGAGCAATCTATGAGAGGTATAGGCCTACAAACAGAACTAACAGCTGGTGCTGGAATGTTACCGGGTTTGCTTACAGACTAACCCATGCCCCTTGCAACAGAACGCGTTGGTCGTTTTGGTGAATATCTCACAGCAGCAATCCTCTCTCAAGTTTCTGACACAGTAACCATCGTTCCACACAATGCATCCGCAGATATCATCTTTGAACACAACTTAAAGCTGTATAAGTGCCAGGTCAAAACCCAATCACAAATAGAAGAACACAGAGAGAATTGGCGGTTTGATATGCGTAAAGGACAAAGAGTAGCGCATAGAAAATACAAAGATAATGAAATAGATATATTTGCTTTTGTCTCTGTACCCCACAGAAATGTGGTTTTCTCTAAACCCATGGATAAGGGCCAACTAACCATCGTTGATGAACACATGAAAAACAATGATGCTGTGAAGAACATTCAAGACATACTTAAAGATTTGCAATAAAAAACAAAACCCCTTAAACTACGCTAATACACTATAGGGAGATAGTATGACACCCAGTATGACACTTAACGAATTATTTGATTTATACACAAAAGATTTAAACAGGCGTGGTGCTAAGACTGTTAAACGCATTAAACAGTTTTATGACAACGACATCCGATTAGCTCTTGGCGATAGAGAGATAAACAGCATCATCAGAGGTGACATAGCACAGCTACACTTCGATGTGTCTGAGAGATCTCCTTATACCTCCAACAAATGTCTCTCTATCCTCAAGGCTATGTTTAACTTGGCTATTACCTTTAGCTACATAGAAAACAACCCGGCATTTAACATTGGTAAGAATCGTGAGATAAAACGCAAACGCTATTTGACCAACGAGGAGCTGATTGCCATTACCGAGCAGCTTGATCGTTTAGGCAATAAAGCAAGATACAAGCAAGGTTGCAACTTTTTATGGATGCTAATTTATACTGGTGCGCGTGTGGGTGAGATTAGAAACGCTAAGTGGTCTGATATTAAAGGCAATGCGTTGGTGATTAAAGATCACAAGACCGATCATTCAGGCGAGGATCGTATTATCTTTATTACTCCCGGGGTGCAAAAGATATTAGACAAGTGTGAGCGCGTGGGGGAGAGAATCTTTGACATAGATTCACCCAGATATGTATGGGATGTCATACGCAAAGAGGTTGGGTGCGAGGATGCTAGGCTGCATGACATCAGACACTCGTATGCCTCATGGTCATTAGAGAAAGTTAATCTGTCAGAGGTTGGTAATCTATTAGGCCACTCAGATGTAGCGACCACTCAAAGATATGCACATATCCATAAAGAGAAAGCGATAGGCAACGCTAATGTTGTGAGCCAACACATTCATAGCATCGTAGCTAATAGATAGTTATAAGTTATTAATATCTATACAAACATCATCCTTATTAGCGGTGTGAATACCTAGTTTTAATAGGTATTCAGCAACGCTATGTGGATCTTTATTTGCTGTACGACAAAATTTAATAAAGTCAGACACTAAAACACTATCCATATAGACAGGTTTTCTACCATTTCTTTCTTCAAGAATTGGATCGTCAAAGTCTGCTAAATTCATATTCATACTCCTAGACCTTTACCTCTTTGGTGTATTTGCCTATTTTATTACCCTCTCCGTCTACTCCATGTACGAGTTGCAGTTCCAGGTCAATGTGATGTTTTGCTTTTAGCAAGTCTTCAACTTTATTTACTTTTTCTCTAGTAATTAGCTTTACAACATTACCTATACAAAACGACAAATTGTTAGCATATATATATTCAACTGGTTGGATTCCATTACGCTTGTAATGTTGTCCACCTACTTGTTTATTAATAGCCAAACTGTCGATTGCTTGATCCCATTCTTGGGGTGTCAAATTATCTATACTCATATTTCATCTCCAAATTAATAAATACTTGATAATGATAGTGGATAAGCGTATATTAGTCTACAGGTAAATCAAAGCAGGGAGAAAAATGCATACCGAAAGAAAATTCATTGACACTAAAGAGTTAGCTAAACGCTGGGGTAGAAGTTCCAGGACATTGGAAAACTGGCGTGGCAAACAAGTTGGCCCAACATATTACAAGATAGAAGGAAAAATCCTCTATGACATGGAAGATGTAGAGAACTTCGAGCAAGGTTCAAGGGTTTTGTATAGTGCCTCACGCGATATTTAGTCCCTCATCATCTGACCGATGGTTTAACTGCCCGGCAAGTGCGTACCTGAATTATTCAGCAGAATATACAGTTAATATCGCAGCAGCTACCGGGACATTGATCCATGAGATGTGTGAGATGTTATTAAAGGGCAGACTTAAAGACATCAGCTTGGAAGAGTATTGGCTCGGTAAGGTTGTTGACATAGAAGATTTCCAAATAGAAGTAACTGAAGATATGGTTAAGTGTGCTGAGACTTATGTGGAGTACATCTTTAAAAGAAAAGAAGAGCTTAACGCTACTATGGTTATTGAAGAAAAAGTCTACATGGATGAAATATCTGATAAATGCTTTGGTACTGCTGACTGTATTTTAATAGGTGAAGATCGTATCTGCGTAATAGATCTCAAGTCTGGTAAGTGGCCTGTTGAGGCTGTCAAGAACAAACAGCTTATGATTTATGGTGTTGGCGCATTTATAAGATATGGCAATGAAAACCCAGACATCACCATGGAGTTGACTATAGTTCAACCAAGAATTAAAAACGCTATTAAAACATTTGAAATTACTACGCCCAATTTATTAAGTTGGGCCACACAAGATTTGAAACAAGCAACTGATGCTTGTGACGAAGAAAACCCACAACGAGCCGCAGGTGAACATTGTAGATTTTGTGCTGCCAAGGCAGATTGTGATGAATATAAAACTAAGCTAGGAGAGAAATTTGGCTAAAGAAAAGAAAGAACCTGTATTGTCTTACAGCATAGGTGAAGAAGAACACACGCTGTATGAGAGTGATATCACACCAATGATAGAACCCTTGTATGACAAAGTGTCAGCAACACTTAAGTTGCAAAGGATTGTCCATGATTTTTTTAACGGAATCATAGATGAGAAAATAAACGCACTGCATCATTTAGTGCATAACAGTGAGGGAGAAAAATGAGTGTATTAGATAAAGTATTATCCAAAGCAAAAATGAAACCACCGATTATTTGCTTATATGGTAAAGGTGGTATCGGTAAAACTACTTTTGCATCTACCATGAACAGTCCAATTATTGTTCAGTGTGAGGATGGTATTGGTAAAATTGAATGTCCACATACTGGCGTTGCAAAAACATACAGCGAGTTTGAAGAATATCTTTTGGCATTACTTAATGACCCACATGAATTTAAAACAGTGGTCGTGGACAGTTTGGATTGGCTCGAAAGATTAATTAATGACCATGTATGTAAAGAAAATGGTTGGGCGGATATCTCTGCACCTAGCTTTGGAAAGGGTTATGGTGCTGCATTGGTAGTATGGAAAGACTATTTAGATATCCTTACTAGACTGCGTAATGAAAAAGGCATGACCATTTTGCAAATTGCACACAATGAAGTTAAGCGTTATGAAGACCCATCTAATGATCCACATGACAAGCATCAAATTAAACTTTATAGAAAAGCTGCTGACTTAGTTGTCGAACACGCTGACTGTGTATTCTTTGCCAACTATAAAACTGGTGTCGTGCAAAAGAAAAATGCTAAAGGTGGTATGTCAACACAAGTATTGCAAGGCGATAGAAAAATTTACACTCAGGAAGCTCCTGGTTATCATGCCAAGAATAGATATGGTCTTCCTAGTGAAATGGATTTTGATTGGCCTACGATTCGTGAGGCGATGATAAAATGAGTCAGTTAGGAGAGGTTGAGGAAGCAAAATTATTACTTGGAGAGATGCGAAAAAAGTTAAATGCTTTTATCGAAAAAATAAATCCAGACGATAACTCATTGCCCCTTGACGGATTACACAGATTCATAATTTTGGAAACGGATTGTGAGGACATGGTTGATTATTTATCTGACTATGATTCTTATGACCCAGGTTAATTTTAATAAAAGGGAAATAATATGACGGACTTAACGCAATACAACAATGGCAACGCTTTTGATGCCAATGAAATGGAATCTACTGGTAAAGGTTTAGAACCCGGTAGATACACAATGCACTTTGCTGGTGATGAAATTATCACAGGTAAAAACAATTGGGTGGCCCTAA